ATGGAGCCGTATTCGGTCGAGGTTGTCGTGTTGAACAGGTCGCCCAGGCCGTTGATGTTGTCGGCGGAGGCTGCGGCTGCGATCACGTCGGCGGCCATTTTCACACGGGCCGCTTTAATGATGCTCTTCATGTACTGCTTGGTGAGGGCGATAATCGCCTCGTCGCCGGTATTCTGCGTGAGGTCGTCGAGGTTCAGGGTGTTGGACCCGTACACACCGGCCCATCTAAACCGTGCCGCATCGATGATGCTGACTTTCGACTGATTGATGACCGTGCTGGCTCCGTAGGCGCCGGAATTGGACGCCGCGTATTCCAGGGGCACTTTGATCATTTTGCCGCCGTCAATGATTTCATGGGGCTTGACTTCCCAATTATCGTTGATGCGGGCATTGCCCATCAGCTTCCACAAAAGCGCGGAGGCTTTGTTGAGAATGTCTTCCGGTTCGGTGTTGAGCCAGTAATACTCGGTCGTCGCGTTTAACTGATTGATTAAAGACATGGTAATTTTCTCCTATTCTGTATAAAACAGGTCAGGACCCCCGCTGGGCAGCTAAAACCGCCGCCATTCCCGCGTCTAAATCCCTGCCTGTTGCTTTCTGTGGTTTTGCCGGAGGTGATGTCGTCTGTCCTTTGACGACAACGGTTCCGGTTTTTTCTTTGCCCTTGGTCAATTCCAGGACCTTCTTCATCTCGTCGTGCTCTTTAGCGATGTCGTCCCGCTGAATCTGGAAATAGGCGCTCATGGCGTCGTGCATCCCGGTTTGGTCGTTGGTGAGAAAATCTCTGATTCTCCTCTGCATTTCCGGGGTCTTAAAGGTCGGATTTATTTTCTCAAACTCCGCCCGTGCCGCCTTTGCGTCTCTTTCCGATAATTCCTTTTTCAAGATTTCCTGCGCGGTTTTCGCGCTGGCCTTGGCCACCAGGTTATTGGACTTCGCAACCAGATCAGCGAGGTCCTTCTGATAGGTGTCCGACATGGGGTCCAGCTTTGTAATCTGCTGGTTCACGGTGGCGATCTCCGTGTCAAAATCCGGGCCTTGTTCCGCCGCCGGCGCTTTGGACTTGTCCAAGTGTCCCTGGACAATCGGCGCGACGGTTTCAGCGAACTTCCGTAATGCGCCCAGCTCGTTGGCCTGGGCGTCGTGCAGGGCTTTTAGATTCATGTACCCCTTGGCCGCTTCCGATCCGCTCTTGAACGGTGTTCCTTCAAGACCGGTTTCAACCGCTCCCTCTGTTCCCTCTGCTGCTTTTCCTTCTTCACTCATTTGCTCTCCATTCCCGGCCTGACTTTGGATTTCGGTTCCCCCTTGCGGGCCGATGGGGTCAGGTTGTCCGTTCTGGCAATAAAAAAAACCCGGAACTCGTGGCGTGAACCACAAATTCCGGGCTGATAGTCCCTTCGTTAAAAGGTTTGTCGGCTTCCGTTATGTCGTACTACTCGAAAATAATCCTTTCGCGTGAAACTGGTTTCATCTGCAAGAAAACATCACCAATCCCGCCTTGGGTCGAGTGTATCTCGACTGTTAGCTCAATTTTACCAGTAGTTTTCGCAGATAGCAAGTAAAATATTTGCTTCTGGAGCTCATCTGTGATCATTTGAATCTTTTGGCGCTTGTCCATCACTACCCCTTGCAGGCAAGGTTATTTTCCTTCAGGTATCGATTGTATTCCGTCCGTGATTGCAAGGGCGGCTCCCCGTGCTTCTGGAGCGTCTTGCAGGCCGACGGCAGCCATTTGACATCATTTACGCTGTCGCATTGAACGGCAGCGGCCGCCAGGACTCGTTTCCCCATCCATCCACAAGAACAGCGGTGCCGCTTTGGAACTCGGTTGACCTTGTGAAATACTTCCATCGTTTTCCCGCAACGGCATTTATAAACGTAAATCGGCATACTATTGGACCCTCCCTTGTTCTGCCCGTGGCGTTCCGCCATTGCCGGGCTTTTTAATGTCTCCCGGTCCGCCCTGGGGCTGAATCAGGAATTGTTTCAACTGAAGCGCCGACTCTTGCGGCAATCCGGCTTCAATGAGGACTTGCAGGGCCATATCCAACTGGCTCTCACCGCCGCGTTCTATCTCTTCTTTCCACCCAGGCAAATTAAGGGTTTCGAGCACATAGCGGCGGCTGACTAACCCCTGCTGCCCAAGGGAAAGGATGAGCTCTTGGTTCTGGAGGCTTGTTCTCGGGGTTGACGATCCGGCTTCCACCACGTAATTGAACTTTCGGCCGGCAAACTGAATCCCCGAAAAGACCACCTGTTCACCCGCGACGCTCGCAGTTTCCGGTTCGGTCCCAAAATTCTGCCATAACCCGATGGCCCACCGCGCCCGCTCTTCGGCCAGGCTGTCAATGGCGGATGTTTTCGACTGCATGAGGACTTGATTGCGTTCCTGAAGGGCGACAATGGCGCTGGCTGCGATAACTCCGGACGGGGCAACGCCTCTATCGGCGTCTTCGATTTGATAAACGCGGTCATACATCTTGACGATGAGATCAAGGACCTGAAAGAACGTGCTGGGCAGGTTTGGGATTTGTAAAAACTCGATCCGGGCGTTCGGCACCGATGGCATGAGGATCAGGCGGCCCGACTTCCCCAGCTCGGACGTGATCATTTCCTTGGTGATGCCACAATGCTGCTGCACGATGAGCGGCGGGGCCATGACGTTTACGACGTAGGCAATCAGTTTTGAGATAATCTGGTTGATTTTCTCATTAAGGTCGGCGGTCTGTTCGGCTGCGGAGAAACCCCAAAGGGAAACCTGATCTTTGTAAGAATTGGCGTGATAGACCGGCAATCTTCCCCAGGGATAGGTGTTGCGGGCATATTCATCCGGCAGCGCGGGGTTGAGATTTGGGTTTTCACAATCTTCCAGGACCACCCATCCGGACTTGATTCCGGGGTCTTTGGTCTTGGATATGGTGATCTTTCGGATAGCATCCCGATAAACGGGCACCTTGTTTGTTTCGACTGCTACCAGGGGGGTCCCGTCGGGCCCAAGGACCTGCATCCCGTTTTCATCCAGAAGCGGGGCGGATTCAGAAACGCTCGTCATCCGGCGATCCCTCACCCATACCTCGATGATGATGCCGCGCTGAACGGCTTTGTTGTCGTCGGAATAGCCGGCGTCCCGAACGGTCATCGGATCGGCGTAATTGCCGATGGTCTGCCCGTGCTGATTGATGGGCTGGAAATCCTCGCGTGAGGCCCCTAGCAGATCGTGGGCGTCGTCAACGGCAATGTCCTTGGCCTTGAACTCCGCCTCAATGCTGGAGACAAAATCCGTGTAGAGATAGGCGATATAGGGGGCCTCAATAGCGATGTCATCGTAATAACCAGGGGCGGGGAAGAACGCGAACGGGTCCGTTACCATAATATCCGGCCGGTCCTCGGCCTTGTTGAACAGGGGCTTCTCGGTCGTAATCCCGTATATTTCCATTTGCCGGGCGGACGCGCGGGTTTTTTGTTGCTGGTTGGTGTCCTTCCACCACTTTTTCAGCGCGACGGTGAAGAGTTGTTCGCTTCCGTCGTCCTCGCCGTCCAGGTCCACCACTTCACCCGTGGGATTCCGGGCGGTAATGTTCGCCACGGTGCGCTCAACATTGGAGAAATAGAGATTGACCGGGATTAAGTCCTTTTTGTGGGCGGAATATCCCTTTCGGCCGGTAATCTTCTGCGGCTTTTGCCCTCGGTACAGGGAATAGTTGGCCAGGAACGCCTGGGGTTTTTTGAGGCGCTCTTTCGCGGCACGGGCAATATCAAACAACATCGCCGCAAACTCGGCCACGTCCGCATGGCCCTTCGGGGGTACGTGATTCAGGTCCCAACGCTCGTCCATTTTCGTTACTCCTTCTCGGGGCAACAAAAAAAGGCCCCGCTGAATTGTTTCCAATTCTGACGGGGCTCGGTGAGCGCGATCAGCTTACCATCCTATGCGGCCTGCGGCGGGATAGGCGGTGAATTATGTTTTATCTCATAAAAATATTAACCAAGAAAATTGCAAGCATAGCCCAAAGGCCCATCGCAACAGTGCCCTTCCAATACTTGTCTTTGATTTTCTTTATTTCTTCATCGTTACGTTTTAACATCTTTCCTTTTTCCACTCCT